AGACGGAGATAAAAAATGAACAGGAGTTCTTGTCAGAGTTGATCGTGGACGAACTGCAACAAGTCGCCGAGCAGGTTGCCGCTTCGCGGTTGAATAGAATGATAAAGGATATGGTACTTGCGGGTGAGTATCCGACACCAGTGCAGATAGAAGAGATGCGGTTGAACCTCCGCGATGTCTTTCTTAAAAAGGGTGCACGGCAGTTTATAAAAATATTTGCGAAGGAGATGGAGGATACGCCCCTCGCCGTCTTTACCAATATCGCGGGAAAACAGAAGGATATGGCGCAGATGACGGATAAATTGGTCAATGTATTCCGCCAGATTATCGCCGCGCCGAATGTACTCAATGAACCGCGTATGGTAAAGTTGTTGAATAAGATATTGGAGTCGTCGGGAATGAGTCCGATTGATTTTGGAACTATTTCCGCCCTCACTCCACCCGTTGCTTCTCTACCTCCTACTGGACAACAACCAACCCTAACGGCATAATATATCTATATGAACGAGTTACACAATTCTTTTCTCCAACATTTCGCGGATGATGAACATCTCGTTGACGCGGTGCGCGCGTACTTGAAAGAACACGCGTGGGAGAAAGTCAAAAATATGCGTCTTATTGATGAACTCAATCTTTCCAATGAGCAACTCGGTGCAGTTATGCGTTCTTACTTCAATGCGATAGAATGTATTGACAACGCTTTCGTTGACTTGAGAAAGTATAAAGGTCGTGCTATTAAAAACACAACTAATAACTTAGAAAGATGATGAAAAAGTATATGTGGTTTTCTCTGGTGGTACTCGTACTCGTGCTTGTGGCGAGTCAAGTTCCCCGAGCAGACGCGAATACCGCGTTAGGCGGTGAGTATGCCCCAGTGGGAACGGGATACAGTACCACCACTTCCCCCTTATTCAATCTCCCCGCAAAGGTCTCACTTATTAAAAGTGGTCGCGGTTCTTTTGGTTCGGTGAATGTCCTTGAGACGGGAAGTGGCGGTGGGGACTTTGAGTTTTACGATGCAACCACGACGAATATCAACTTGCGCGCTTCTTCAATGGCGTCTTCCAGTATCTTCCTTGGTTCAATTCCGAATGATGCAACGGCGCGGGAATACGCTTTTGATATTGCGCTTAACAATGGTCTCGTGATGGTGTATACAGGTGGAGGCACAGTCGCGACGACGACGATTAACTTACGATAAGAATAAAATGGTCGGTATTATTTTTTATTAGTGTTTTGTTTTTAGTAGAAAAAAAAGACGAGTATGAACAATAAATTAGTGTTAACTGGTGTGGGAATTGTTGCTGTGCTCGCGCTCGTTTTCTCGCTGACAATAGGAGCGAGCACGAAAGAAGTTGATACTGCCGTTATCAAGTCGGCACAGAGCATATACCCGCAGTTGTATAACCAACTTAGAGAAGAGTTCAGCAAGTTGGGAGCAGTACCGAGTGATTCTTTTCCTGGTGAGCGTCTCTGTGTTGGCGGTGTGTGCCGATATTTCTATCGGCAGGACTTCCGTTTGGGGACAACTACCTGTTCCTTCAAAGTCCCACTTTCTCGTGTACGGCGGGTAAAGTTGATGGACTTCCTTGTTGATGTACGAACGGGAACGAGTACCGCGCAGGACTGGGTTGTGGCAACTTCAACAACGGGATACAGCGCACTGACCACGACAATCTTACACGGAACGCTGACTAGTTTCGGCACGCTGTCATTCCAAGGAGATAGCGCGACTTCAACGGCGGCGACATCGTATCCCGCAACTGGTATATTCGGCACTACCACTGATAACGGAGCAGGAGACCAGTGGGTGAATGTAGGAGTGAACCTGACCGGCAATCGTTTCCTTCCTCTTACCCCGTCAACAGCGGGGAGTTGCACCGCGGTCTTCCAAGAATTGTAATTTTATATTTTTAGAGAACCATTAACTCTTAAAAGATGGAAAATAATAATGAGAACGCCAACTCTTTAAATGGCGAATTAAACGACGTCAAAGTTGAAGAAAACGATGATGTCGCTGTCCTCAAAGACAAGGCGGAGAAGGCATTAGCCGCCAACAGGCAACTCTTTGAACGGGCTAAAAAGGCGGAAACAGAGGCAAAAGAATTGCGCGACTTCAAGGCGAAAACTGAAGAAGCAACGAAGGCAAAAGTTCCGCCTGTTGTGCCTGAACAATCAGACGAAACTGACTACGGAAAACTGGCGTATCTGCATGCGCGCGGAATCAACGATGAGGGCGATGTAAAAATCGTCCAAGATGAAGCAAAACGGCTCAAACTGCCCCTCACAGAAGTATTGGCGATGGAACACATCAAAAACAAACTTCAAACGAGTAAAGAAATGCGGGAAGCCCAAGCGGGCATTCCTTCAGGCAGTGGACGCGGTGGCGGTTCTGGCGGGAAAAATGAAGTGGACTACTGGCTCGCCAAAGGCGAGGGACAATTACCCATGGGTAATCAAGAACTTGCCGAAAAAGTCGTTAACGCGCGAATGAAAAAAGAAAGCAGTAAAAAGTTTTCTGATATTATGTTCAGTCAGTAGGTCGGTGTAGTCAGGCGTTTGATTGTATTAGCAGAAGTATATTTTGGGTATGTCTTCAATAATTCAGTATGAAGACATACTATTGACAAAATGGCTAATACACTGACTTATAATCGTCATGATTATATCACAAAACTCCGCGAACGATTGAATAAACCCGTAAACTGGACGGAGTGTATGAATGTGATTTACAGCGATAGTCGTACTATCGTTAATTCCATTCTCTCCACAGAACCGGCGGTGCAGACGCTCACGCGCGGTACGGCATACACCTATCAGGACTTTGCGCTCACGGCGGATACGCTCACGATTAACACAGACCGCGTTATCCCGATTCTCATTGATGAGGCAGACCGTTATCAGCAGACGTATTTCCAGCAGATGGAAATTGCTGATTATCAGGGAAAACTTATCAACGAGTATATGCAAGCGCAGGTATTGGCGCAACACGCATCGTGGCGCGACTTTGGCGTTGGTGATTTGAACAACACCTCCTCCAATGATACGACCCAGATTACCGTGAGCGCTACCAATATTGCGAACCTCTGTCGTGCTATCAAGCGGAAGGTGTACGCGAATAACGGCGTTGAACTCGCGGTTGAAAGGGGCTTCTTCATCGTCTGGCGACCTGCGGACTATGAATTGCTTGAGCAGTTCGTGCAAGCCAATGGCTTTAGCGAGGCGGATGTCGCACTCAAAAACGGCGTTCCGGTTGGAATGAAGTATTTGGGTATTGAACACTACCTCTCTAACGACCATACGGCGAACCACTTGTTTGCGGGTGTCAAGAAGGCGGGCAAGGATATTGGTATTCTGCGCTCCACCTTTGGACAGGTGAAGTTCATTGAAGACCCCGGTTTGGTTTCTGGTCTCGGTGTTGTTTCTCGCGTTGACTATGGCTTCTCATTCCCCACGGCTGGTCCTACGGGACAGGCATTGTTGGATATGAGCGTAGATGTCAATGTTGTGTAAAAAAACACAATGGTGTCCTCACCTTTTTGGTGGGGAACAGAATCTTGATGGTGGGATTTTGCTCTCCGTTTGAAAGTGGGATTACTATATAATTAAATTATGAGTAGATGGAATCACCCTAATCAGGGTTTCAAAAAAGGACACACTACGAATGTCGGTAGAGTCTGTACTGAAGAGACAAGAGCAAAAATCGGATTGGCGAGTAAAGGAAAAAAATTGTCTGAAGAACGAAAACGGAATATAAGTCTGGCTCAAAGGGGGCGAAAGTTGTCAGAAAAACATAAACGAAAAATAAGCAATGCTCTTAAGGGTTTAATGCCAAAGAATATTAAACTTCTCGTTGGATACTGGAAAGGAAAAAAGATGAGTGATGAAGCTCGCCAAAAAATGCGGATGGCAAAGCTGGGGAAGGTTGGAAATAACAAGGGATATAAATTTACAGAGAAACAACGTCAGAGATTGAGCGAGGGTCATAAAGGGCAAAAATCGTGGAACAAAGGATTGGAATGGATTAAGTTTAGAAGAGAAAACCATCCCAGATGGATTTCTGATAGAAGTAAATTAAAGAGATATGGAGAAGATAATTTAGACAGAAGAAGTTCGGCATATAATTATTGGAGAAAACAAGTTTGGCTACGAGATAACTTCAAATGTAAAATAGCCAACCCAGACTGTACTGGTCGTATAGAAGTTCACCACATTCTTGGTTGGAAAGATTACCCAGAATTGCGTTATGAACTTAATAACGGCATCACTTTATGCCACGCCCATCATCCTAGGAAAAGGGCGGAAGAGAAACGACTATCTCCTTATTTTCAGGAGTTAGTGTCAGTATCAAAGAATGCATTTTGCAAATAAGTGATATAAACCAAGAAATACGAGACCTTTGCGATGCGGACTCTACGAGTTTGACTAATGCAACGCTCCTTCGCCGCGTCAATACGGCATACGAAACCGTTGTTGGTAAGATTATTCGTGTTGATGGATTCTGGCAGTTTGACGATGATAACTTTTCCACTTCTCCGCGTGGAACGGGAACATTGGTAAGTGGTCAGCATATCTATACTTTCTCGGATAAGTTCTTGCAGGTAGAAGAGATAGATATTCTTGATACTAGCGGCTATTTCAAGCGTATTGAACCCTTTGACGCTGCCTTCGGTGATATGAGTTTTGAGGAGTATTTCAATATCACTTATTCAGGAGGTACATATACTGCTCCTTCGGGATTTCCTACGTACTATGACAAACAAGGGAGCGTTATTCGTTTTGATAAAGCGCCAACGGCGACAACCGCAACGCTGACAAACGGCTTGCGGGTAACATTCAAACGCACTGCTGATACTTTTACCTCCGCACAAGTAACGACAGGAACGAAACAACCGGGCTTTGATTCTCAATTCCAT